CTTTTGTACTTCTGCCATTGCTGCTGCTTCTGATGCTTGCGCATTTGCTTGAGCTTGTGCTTGTATGTTTGCTTGTTGAGCCGCTCTATCAGCTTCTTCTTTTTTCTTTCTTCTAAACTTAATAGATTCGTTCGCTAGCTTTATATTTTTAATCTGTCTGATATCAATAGCATCTTCTAAATTAATACCACCTGATTGCAGTGCAACTTGAATGTTTTGTTCTAGTTGTTGTTTTTCTTCTTCGTCAGGTTCTAATTCTAAAAAGATTCCAAAGTCGTGCAGGTTTAAATCTACAATTTCTTTTAATATTTCAGCATTGTATATTGATATGCTAGATTCTATTGATTGCCTTGTTAAAGGAAACTCTATTAAGTCAGCAACTTTTAAAGATATGTTTTCGCACGTCTTAAGAGTTAAATATAAACTTCCTTGTAATATATGTCTTGTAGCTACATTTGATTGATTAGCGGCCATCTTTTGCAATCCTACTAAAGCGTTTTTATCTGGAGTACTTCCGTCTCTTGCTTCATTTAACCCGGTTACATCTCTTATCATTTGTAAGTAATACTGGTACGTATTAATTAAAGATGCTATTTTACCTTGACCCGATGATGAAGTTAATTGCTGAACAGGTACTTTACCTCTATTCATATCGCCGTCTTGCGTAAGCGATCTACCTACAACACTACCGGTTTGAAAATACATATTCAATGCCTCTGCTGGGCTATACGATGTTCCATTACCTAAGTCAACTTCAGCTAAACCATCCATATCTAAAAATACTCCATCTGGAACTATTTTAGCCATTACCTGTTGTAACTTTAAATGTGTTAGTTGAATCATATCAGCAAACCCTGTAATACGCCCTACTAAAGATTCTATTTTACCTTTGTACATTCTAGGTGCACAGATAGAATAATTCATAGAAACCCTTGTAGTATCAGCAAATGGTCTAGTCATATTTTCAGCTAATTCCCATTTAAGTATTTTGTTATAGCCTAAAACTTTTACACCAGAGTATATGACTTCTATGGTTCTAGATACTTTTTTAAACGTATCGTTTTCAGGCGGATTGAATTCATCCGTTTTTTCAATAGCTTTTTCTAAACCTTGATCTGTTTTCTTTATTTTAAATACTTGATTTCTGTATGTTTTATATTCAAAATAAACTAAAGAAACTTTACTGTCATCATAGTTGCTATAACCATTAAGATAATTATCGGATCCAGCCATTTTTTCAATCTCCTTCATTTCCTCATTACTAAGGCTAGGAAATTCTTTTTTAATTTCAGCTAATGTAACTTCTTTCGCTTCCCCTACATAATAAAGATCTCCAAAATTTGGATCTTCTGTGTAAGAATAAACTAAGTTAGCAGGGTCTACATAGTCAACAGTAATACCTTCTGCTTTATTAAAGTTTGTTTTAGTTGCAGCAATACCTATAGTTGTTAAATCGTAGTTTAACCTACGTTTTGTTAATGTATATTTATTAGTATCTAGCACTGTGTTAATTACTTCTTCTTGAGCTATTTCTATATTCTGCTTGTAATCAAGCTGCATATATAATGAAAGTTGGTTTTCATTCTCAGGTAGCATAGAGGGATCTTCTACATTGTAAGTATCCATACCCAACTGAGACATCATTTTTTCATTAAACTCTCTAGTATTCATATCTGCAACAATAGCGGATACGTGCTCTGTTCTTTGTCTATTTGATTCAGGGTCTTGAGCAAATGCTTTTATATCGTAATTTTTTTGTGATATGCCATTAACTACAATATCTACAAACTTAGGTATTACAGGCACGGGTTTCCAATCTAAATTCAAGTAAGACAAATCGCCGTTTATTGACAATTCATCTTTATATTTTTGAATGGACTGCTCACCTCTAGAATATAATCTAAGTTGATGAAATCTACCATAGTTTGACGAAAACCTGTTATTGGAAGATCTAGAACCTCCAAACCATTCGTGCTCTATTGCTCTAGCTACTTTTAATCCATACTCTAGACTAGCTTTTTCTTCATCGCTAACAGTTTGTGTAGGAAACGAGCTATTGTAATTAGTTTCTATCATTTATTTTATTATTTTCGAAATGGATCCGTTATTATCGTATCTTTTAAAAGGTAAAGATATTTTGCTTTTTTGTTTAGCAGCTACAGGCGTGTATCTATTTTTATTGCAAGCCATAATAGCTAAACCAGAACTAATGGAAGCATCGTGCTTTGTTCTGTTATTTATATTAAACTTCGCCCAGTCTTCTAAGGTTCTTTGCATGTACATATTACCATAACCTTCTCCTAAATAACCAACGTGGGTTTCTATATAAGATTCAATAGCCGCTGCATGGGCTTGTTTTATGTCTTCACTTGAATTTGGTATACCTCCAATCTCTTTTTCTGTTACAGATAGTTTGTTCCAAACTTTGTCTGGTCTGTTCATGCTATACCCTCTATAACCTCTTCTTTTAAAATGATACAGTAACCTAGGTTTATTGTTTTCCGCTAATAAAGGCATACCGTAAAATACACAAGCCATAAGAACATCTTCAAAAAACATTTCAGCTGTTTGCGGTCTTGCTATATACTCTAAGAAAAAACAGTTAGGAGGAGCATCTTCCATACTAAACTTTGTTAATCCGTGTAAAGCACCATTAGAGCCTCTTTTATCTACTGTACCTGATATATCATAGCTATCACAACCGAATGCTCCCATATGAATATTACCTGGGTGCTTAATACCATTCTTTATTATCACCTGATTTTGAAGATTATTCGGAGGAACCCAAGATATTTTAAATCTACCGTCTTTATTAGGGTAAAATACGACTCTAGTATCTTTCATTCCGTTCTCCCAAGCAAAGCTACCTGTTGTAACTACTGCTGTATTTTTTAAATCTTCATTATAGTCTACTTGTTCGTATATCTTAGTAAGATTAAATATAGACTCTTTAGCTTCATCTCTAAAAGCGTGCTTTTCTGTTCTTGGAAACTGACGGTAGTATTCGTTTAATCCGTCTTGATCGTTCTTTAAACCATCTACTTCATTTTCCCAATGCTCTATTACACCATAATCTATTAACTCTCCGTCGACTCCTTTGACTGGTTTTTCGGGAGTGTCGAATACAGGTAATCCAAAAGCATCAATGAATCCTTCGTAGTTCCATTCCATAGGTATGAACAAAGAATATAATCCTGAGCTAGTCTGCCCATTGCGGTTCCTTTTCTTGACATCTGAGGCATTGTATAAACTTTTAAAATTATTACCACCTTTTTCTAAAGCGTTAGATGTTGAACCCATCATACACTTGCCGATAATTTTACGTCCTAAACGTAAACAAGTTTTTGTAACTCTCCAGTTATTTAATATATTATCTGGCTTTTCCCACTTACCACTTTCATCGTGTACTAGCAGTTTTAGTTTTTCACCATCATAAGAGTTGTCTCCTGTATTTTTCCAGTCAATAGTTGTATCTAATCCTTCTAATTCCTCCTGCGTTTCACCTTCGTTAAGTTTGCGCCTCGTGAGCCTCGACGCCGGTACTCTATAAGCGAGTTCTGTTTTCGGTCTGTCCATTCCGTCTTGGATGGGTTTGAAAAAGAACGGGTAGTTACTCGAAATCGGGACAACCTTATCTGTGAACATTTTTTTCGCATCGGCCCCAGATTTGGACAATACCCCAAACCGTGAGTCCGTTGATATGGTTGCCATATTAACCGTTTCTCCCGAAGCCATAAATGAAAATCCAGAACGTCTGTTCTTGAGATACGACATTCCATAACAGCGGTTGTCTGCTTTACATGCTTCCCAGAATAAGAAGAATAACCTGTTGGACTCCCTAAAATCTGGTTTCCCAATGTCAATTTTGGTCCACTGCAAGTACATGTAATGAGTACCAGTAATATAAGTTGGATTGCCATTATTATAAAACCAAAAACCTTCTTCTCTTTTTTCAAATTCTTTATCTATATATTCGTACCACTTTTCTTTAAAATCGGATGGGTATTTTTCCCAGTCAAAAACGCTTTTTATTTTCGTTAATTCTTTCGGATATTCTGAAGCCTCCCAGAATTGCTCTTCTTTCTTAGCAGAACGTTTTTGTACATTTTTTGTTGCTTCTGGTAAAGCGATTCTAAGATTTTGGATATTATATATTTCTCCAATCTTTCCAGTTTTGCTAATAACCACGACGTCATAATCAGCATTATAACCATATTCCCATTTTTTATAGCGATTCATACGCTTTATTACTTGAGGCTTAATGTAGTTGTCTTCTACACTGTATAAAGTTTGTTCGTACATCTTATTTAGATCTACGTTCTGCAAAACCTTTAAAAGCTTTTTCCTCTTTCTCTTCTTTAGGTTTTTCGTTCAACTTGCTTTCTTCCTCTTCAATTCTTTGTAAAATTTCAAAAGCATCAAATATAGCTAACTTTTTTGTTGCTGCTGCGTTTTTTAATCTATCAGCAGAAATATCATCATCAGAATCTACAATAGCTTCCTTAGCTACTTTAATTAGTTCCTCAACGGCTATTTGCCCAGCTAGGATAATATTCTTTTTCGTTTCCTTTATTTTCATACTTAATTACAATATCATTAGATTTCATACAATATAAACGCTTATTATCAAAAACAAACTCAAACTCAGAGTTAGGC